TGATCGTTCACGAGCAATCAAGGGACGGCACCAAGACGTTCAGTAACATCAAGCTGATCATGCCCCACAAGAGCGGTGAGCCCCTCCAACCCTCGGGCCTGTGGGTACGCCTGGAGGACAGGCCGCCCCGGGAGGACGATAAGGTGAAGACGGTGACGCCGGCTACCGCGGCGCCGGTCAAGATCGCTGACGTCAAGGTGCACGTCGGTAAGTTCAAAGGCGTGGCGCTCTCAGAGCTGACCCCGGACGCCGTGCGCGGCCTGGCCGAGCACTGGCTGCCCAAGGCCAAGGTCTCCAGCGGCAAGACGCCTGAAGACATTGCACTAATCGCCGCGGTTACAAAGCGCCTTGAGGAGATTGAGAAGGTCGAGGATCCCGACTTTTCAGATGTGCCATTCTAAGCCATGAAGACCCGCAAACCCACGATGAAGCTGACCCACATGGTGCCCGAGGTGGTGCAGCTCAGATCCGAAGGCTACACACTGGAGGAGATCGGCAAACGGTTTAACCTGAGCCGCCAACGGATCAATCAGATCGAGCAGGCAGCCCAGAAGCACGAGGAGATCCTGCGGGTGTGGGGATTCCCGTTCTCAACCAGGACATTCAACATCCTCGAAAGCCTGGCCATCAAGAGCCGGCAGGAGGCTCTCGACCTTTACAACCTAGGCCACCTGCAGCCCAGGTCGGTGCGTGGGTTCGGGTGGGTCTCCTATCGTGAGATCTGCGAATGGCTGGGCGTGCCTACCGTAAGACAGCCATTGACCAAGACCGTCTGCCCTCATTGCGGCAAACAGATCTGACAACTTTCCGGCAGCCTGTTGCTGTCGGGGACTCGTGGGTAACCGGGGGCGCGCATCGGGACAAACGCGCAACAATCTCAACCATTAGAACTATGCCAGCCAATCCAACCATCATCTTCGACATCGAGACCGGGCCTTTACCGCTCTCAGAACTCAACATCCCACCATTTAACCCGGCCGACGTGAAGCTGGGCAACATCAAGAACCCGGACCTGATCGCCGAGAAGCTACAAAAGGCCGAGGAGACTCACACCGCGGACTACATCCGGAACGCTGCCCTGGATGCGCTCTCAGGCCAGATCCTGTGCATCGGCTACCGTTTCGAGCACCAGCACCTAGGAGTGCTGAAGAACGATGGCAATGAGGCCGCCATGATTCGAGAATGGTGGACGCTGCTCAACTACTACGAACGCCAGCCCAAACTGGTGGGCTTCAACATCAAGGCCTTCGATTTGCCATTCCTGATCAAGCGCTCCTGGAAGCACCGCATTGCCCCGCCGTACTGGCTGCGCCAGGGCCGCTACTGGAACGACCTGGTGGTCGACCTGCGGGAGGTGTGGCAGCTTGGTGACTCCCGGGCTCACGGCAGCCTCGGATCCATCTGCCGGCACCTAGGTCTCGGGGACAAGACTGGCAGCGGCGCCGAGTTTAGCCTGCTGTGGAATACCGACCGCCAAGCAGCCATCGACTATTGTCTGCGCGACGTGCAACTCACCCAACAGGTGGCCGACATCCTGATACCGGCCTATTGAGCGCTGGACACCGCCCCGGCTGTCAGCTAGGGAGCGGCCTGTCGACGTGAGCCCTAGGAAGCAAACGTCGGCGCCACAACCAGGACCCATGCTCAACAAACTTTTCCCCACCCTTTCCGTGACACGTCGCGTTGGTTCTGCGCGAGTTCCTAGCACGGTCTGGGTGGGGTTTTCCGTTTAAGACATGAAACTCGAAATCCAAAGTCAGGACCACACAGACGTTTACGGCTCAGATGTTGGCTATGTTTGCATCAAGCAAATGAACCCATGCGGTGAAGACGGCATTGTGATGTTCGCAATACACAATGTGGACACCATCTGCGAAATGCTCCAGGCGGCCAAAAAGAACGCCATTGAGAACCGGAAGATTTACCTCGAATCGAAAGGTGAGGAATGAGCGAGGAATCCAAACGAAAGGCGCCGGCGTTTCAGTTCTACGCTGACGACTTCCTGGCAGGCACCTCGGAGATGAGCGCGGAAGAGGTCGGTGGGTACATCCGACTGCTCTGCCATCAATGGACCAAGGGAGGCATTCCGAACGATCCCGAACGTGTGGCAAGGATAGCCGGACTCATGGGGTCGCCATGCGTTGGCTATGTCATGGCTAAGTTCCGGCTATCCGATGGCCATACGCTCAAGAACGAACGACTGGAGAAAGTCCGGGAGGAACAGAATGCCTTCAAAGCCCGACAATCGGCTGCAGGAACCAATGGAGCAGCAAAAAGGTGGAATAAATGCCCAGACGATGGCGACCCCAATGGCGACCCTAATAGGGTTGCCATAGCGACCCCAATGGCGACCCCAATGGCCGGAGCATGGCCAGAACATAGCTCTCCGTCTCCGTCTCCTTCTCCATCAGATACAGATACAAAAAAGGCTCCGAGGGATCTATCGCCTGAACTCGAAGCCTTCCGTTTACGAGTTGGTGCAATGGTTCGCCGTCGACCTACCACCCACTGGAGCACCAAGGAGATTAAGGCCTTAAAAGAGGTCTACGATCTCAACACACCGGAAGAAGACATTCTACTCGTCGAGGCTCGCTACAAGTCCAACGACAAATACCTCCGCCGTGAGCTGATGACACTGCTGAACAACTGGAACGGAGAGATCGACAAGGTTAGAAGCGGTCTCCTTCCTAGTATCGGATCCTCCCAGGCCGGCACCTTCTCCACCGACATCTCCGACTACCAATGAACGACCCCTATTTCGCCCAGGACGACGAGTACGGCCTGATCGGCGCCTGTCTCTCCGGTGGCTCAGATGTCTGCCACGAGGTGTTCGCCAAGATCCCGACCCATGCCATCGAGACCGACAGCCTCCGGCACTTGTACGAGATCACCAAAGGCCTGGTCGCCAAGACCGAGCCGGTCAACCTGACCACGGTGGTCAAAGAGTGGAAACGCTCGATGCCTCAAGTCACTCCACCATTCGAGGCTCTCAATCGCTGCGACGAGCTGTGTCCAAGCCCGGCCAACCATCCGGCCTTCTCCCAGGCTGTCCTGGAGGCTCACCACAGACGCCAGCTCAGAACCGCTGGAGACCGTCTGATACGTGAGTCCGCTGTCTCCACCCTCTCCGTCGATCAAATCGTCTCTAATGCCGAGGCAGGGCTCTCCGTTGAGGCCTCCAAGGAAGAGGTGCAATCGTCCAAGTCCGTTGTAAGCCGATTCATCGACTCCACACAGGAAAGGTTCTCAAGGCAGGGACAGCTTTCCGGTATCACCTCGGGCTTCTACAGGCTCGACCAGATGACCGATGGATTCCAGTTCGGTGAGCTGGCCATTATTGCGGCCCGACCCAGCATTGGGAAGACAGCCATCGCCATTGCCATTGCCAAGGCCGCCGCCATCGACTCCCGGATACCCACCCTGTTCATCAGCCTGGAGATGTCCGACGAGTCCATCGTGCGCCGTATGGTCTCGACTATCGGCACCATACCCATGCAGGACATCAAGACCGGCCAGCTCGACCAGGGAGGTATGAAGGCAATGTCCACAGCCTCGGCCAAGATCGCAGCCAGCCCAATCCATTTCGTTTCCGGATCCGGTGTGTCCAATATCGCCACGATCACCGCGGTAATCCGCCGTGCTGTTCGCAAGTGGGGCGTGAAGCTGGTGCTGGTCGACTACCTCCAGAAGATCCACGGATCCAAGGCAGCAGAGAAAAAGACCTACGAGATTGCCGAGGTCTCTGGCAGACTCAAAGGCGTGGCATCCGATACCAAGACAGCCGTGGTCGCCTTGGCCCAGCTCAATCGAGAGAACGAGAAGGACAAGGGCCGAGTGCCTCGGCTCACTGACCTGGCCGACTCAGGGCAGATTGAAAGGGACGCCGACCTTGTGCTACTGCTGAACAGGGAGCGTAACCAACCCCAGGGCGAGGCTGTGATTGCTATCGCCAAACAAAGAGACGGCGAATGCGGCCTAGTGCCTCTATTGTACGACGGGCAGTACTGCCGATTCTCCGATCCATCACCCAGTTTCTAAACACCAATGACCACACAATACAGCATCAGCCAGACCCAAGTCCTGCGGGAAGCAAAGCACCTGGTACGGTACGCCATCAAGCACGGCTGGATGTCCTACCCGAACGGCACCCTGATGGACGCCGATGGCGACCCCATACCCAACCTGGAGCCCGAGGAAGAGACCAGCAGCCCGATTACACCGGAGCTGTGCAACAAGGCGTTCCTGCTGAGAGAGAGAGGGATCACACTTGATAACATTGCAACAGTGTGTGGTGTTCCTCGTGGATCTATTGCTTACATTGTATCAAAGGGTCACGAGGATTACCTCTTAAGGCTAAGGATAGATCCCAATAGCACTAAGGAATCTCTTTGATAATACCCAGAAACAGGTGAACGCGAGACCCCTATCGTTCTGTGTGATCAAGCACAAAAAACAATATCTATGCATTCAACACACATACAGTTCCTGGTGGATCAATACGGTGTTGCAAACGTGGCCTGGTTCATTCGCCTCATGAAACGTGGCACCCCTCCGGAGCAACTGGCCAGCTATTGCGTGCCCAACCCGCAGGATAGCAGGCGCGACGGTGTTTTCCGGGCTTTGCAGCACGCCTCGACCGTGCCCAATTCGATGCTGCCTCCCGAGATCCTGGGGGCCTTGAAGCCATGACCCAACGGGAATACGCCAAGCACGCCGGTGTTTCGCACGGCTACGTCACCCAACTGGCTGCAAAGGGAATGCCTATGCATAGTCCCGAGGCCGCCGATGCTTGGCGCAAGAAAAACATCCGGGCCAAGTCCACCACGCAACACATAGAAACACCACCACCACCAGAACCCACCGCAATCGAACAGGAAGGCCCCTATCGCCCCGCGGAAGCCTCGAACCCTATCGACACAGCCACCGCGGCTATCGACTCGCCCGAAGGCGCCTACGAGCGGCAGAGGCAAATCGAGCGTGCAGCCTACGACCTGGCAGTCGACGCCCTCCGGGGCGGTCGAGCCGATGCAGGGCGTCTGGTTGCCATCCATGCCGCGGCCGTGAAGAACCTGACATCCGCGCGGGAAGAGGTGATCGCCCAGGCCGAGAAGGAACGGCGCCTGGTCAGCGGCGACTGGGTGCGCCGGGTCATGCAGGAACACGACGGGGCGGTGGCATCCCTGCTGAAAGCCATGCCCAAACAGCTCTCAGGCCGCATCAGCCCACACGACCCGGAGCACTGCGAGATCGAACTCACCAGGTGGGTGCAGGAGGTGGCGCTCAAGACACTACACAACACCGACCCATGGAAATCCTGACCGACCTCCAGCGCTCCCTTCTGGACTACCGCCGCAACCTGTACCGGCCGACCCCACAGCAGACGGTGGTCGAATGGTCCGAGGCTAACCTCCGACTGACACAACGGCAGACCGAGCACCCCGGGCCTTTCAGCA